GGTTTGGCCTTGGCTGCGTCAGCGGCTGCTTTGATAGCAGCATCTTGTTGATTTTTTACGGCATTTGCTTGTTTTGTTTTTTCTATGTCAGCATTGCGTTGAGCAGCATCTGCTTTATTCTTTGCTGCTTTATCAGCGACGGGTGCTGTTGCTGTTGCTGGTGTGCCTGCAACAGGAGTAGTTGGAGCAGGCTGAGTTTTTGGTTGATTGGGATTAGCCATTGTATTGGCTGGTACTTCTGCTGCTGTGATGTTTGCTACATTTTTCCAATTGGCCACTATTCCAGCAACATACTGCGTGGCTGCAGGATTTGCTTTTAATTTAATCAATGCTGAATCCAGAGTGGGCTTTTTATCAAGTCCAGCTGCTTTACCTTTTGCCAGGCTGTTTGCAATATCAGCCTGGTATCTGGCCTGTTGAGCGTCCTTGGCTGCTTGTGGATTGACTAGTGATTGACCGCGGGTCTGTATAGCAGATTTGGCCTGTGCAAACACACTGTCAGGACCAACAAAATCAACTTCATCCAATTTAGATTTTTTGGGCTGTGTTAGTTCATGTATTTGCATCAGTACGTCTCACTGTTCTTGTAAACTTTTCTGGGTCTCTTAACTTGATTGCATTGATCAACTTGCGCTGTAGATTTTCAGCCTGTTCAGCTGTGTAACTGCTATCTATCTGCTCAAGCAGGCGTATGGCACTGGCAATGATGTTTGCGGCACGATTTTCGATCACATGACGCTGGTCACGCTCGGCGTACAAGGTTTCTAATTCTTCGAGAATACTACGGGTTTTCTTTTGCATACGGGTCAGGACCTTTGTATTATTTAGCGGTTTGGTGTTTAGATTAACCCAATTTTACCAGCAAAATAATCAGCTAATGCAGAATAACCTTGGTCATTTGGATGCCCACTAGAATGTTTATAATTGTATTGTTTTTGTATTTCAGATGTACCGTAATACGATTTTATAACATCATGCAAATATTCTGATTGCAATTCTAAATTTTTAAGATGAATTGCCTTTAAGGATTTTAATTTTCGATCAAGATCTTTGATGCCAATGTTAAAAGTAGTTAACGGCATGTTTAAACTAGCAAAATCATTGTTGTTTTTGTAATCCATTATCCAAGACAATTCTTGAGCATACCTTGATGGAGTTAAACTTAATCCAGTTATAAACAGTGGAATACCCAAAGCGTTGACACTATGTATAAAATAAAAACTTAACATAATAGTGGTTTGCACATCATTCCATGGATGCCAGCACTCAGAAAATATTCTATCAACAGGGTCTTTTTGATTTGTGGGCCATACCTGATGCCATTTTCCCACTTTTAAAATTTCAGTCCTAGAAGCAGGTGCCAATGGAAATACTACATAATCGTAATTGGAATCTCTGCATAGTTCTTCAATTCCAATTCTGGCAGCCCGTTGATTACTGCTACCACCTTTGGCTAAATTAACAACTTCAACCTTGTATTTCCTAGCTAGTTGCGCCGGCCATGACATGGTAGCAGGATCAGAACTTTCACTTCCGTATGTCCAGCTATCTCCTAATGTTAAGATCCTCATGATTGTTTGATTTGCCCGAGCAACTGTTTTAGCTTGGCACTCTGCACATCAGCCAAGACTTTGGTGATTTCACCTGTGACCTGATCCACCGTTTCTGTCGGCGTGATGCGACTTTGTGTTTTAATACTTTCGTAGATATTGGGTTTTTTAAATCCACCGCTGACCTGTTCATCATCACCAGGGTCCGTGATACGCATGGTTTCAATATTGTAGTCTAGATCGATCTTCATGCCTACACCTGTACTGGATCGACTCTTCATGCATTGTATCTGATACTTGCCACGTTCTTTCATGGCCCTGCTTGTAAAGATACCAAACACATTGTCCGCAGTATTGATTTTGCTTATACCACCTGAAATATGGCTATGGTCAAACTCAACTTCTTCTACTGCACTACGATTCAACTGACTAGCTGTTACGAACAACACATTGAGTTCCTTGGCCAAGTTTCGCAGTTCTTCACTCACATACTTGTCTTTGACAAACAGGTCATTTGGGCTTACCTTGGCACTGACCGGCATCAACAAGTCTAGATAATCACACATGACAAAGTCCACTCGGATACCAGTCTGCACCTGCACTTCTTTTATATAACTACGGATGTCATTGATCGTGCTCTGTGCTGGTATTGCTTTGATTCTATATTGTCCAGCTTTCTTGCTAACCAACTTGACCTTGAGTTCTGTTTGGTCGATGTCCTTGCGGATTTCTTTTGTGCTCATTCCAGCCAACATAGCATCAGTTCTTAATGCACACAGCTCTTCGCTTAATTCTAAACTGATATACACACCACTCAGTCCTGCCTGTAGCCAACTCAATGCTATGTTCATCATGACCAGACTCTTGCCTGATCCAGATCCACCAGCAAAGATGTTTAACTCTCCGCGACTGAATCCACCATACAAGATACGATCCATCTGTGGCCAACCTGTGCTGACCTGTCCACCTGAATTAAAGTATTTGTCTATTCTGGCTCTTGGATCGGCCCAGTAGTCTGTGCCCATGTCCTTGGTCAAGCTGATCTGCACTGCATCCTTGATCAATTTTTCTACAGGATCATACTCACCTTTTTCCAGCAAGTCTGCACTCTTAAGGATAGCACGTTCCAGTTCTTGGCGTCGAGTAAATGCTTCAAACTCTTCCATGAACCAATCAAAATGTCCTGCATTGAGATCAGGAATGTGTTGTAATTTAACTCCTGTTGTTGCAGATATCTGTTCTGCAGATGGTAATGTTTTATGATCATTACTGTGCCGGGCAATAAACTCGGCCGCCGGTCTCAGACTGCGATCAAAGTTTTCTGGATTGTAAATGTTCTGCACACGCACATAGCTCTCTGCGTCTTGCAACATCATTTCTAAGAATAAGCGTTGGACATCAAGTCCGTAATCTTTTAACAAGTTGTTTCTTCCTTAGTTCAATTTTAATTCTACTGGCCTCTTTGGCGTGCATTATAGTTAGCAAAGTGGCCAATCTTCCCATACAAATTACTGCATCGTTCACATCTTTGACTCCGTCTGGCCATTCAGGCATGCTTACTGACCAACCTAGTTCGACCGCACGCTCTACCAGTCGCATGCCTGGTAAGTCTTGGTCAGGTACAACAACAACTTCTCGTTCCAGGCTCCTTATTAATCTAGCTTGTGCATCATTTATATCGGCATGTAACACAGCTGCACCGTTGACGCTGAGTGCATCAAATACTCCTTCTGTCACAATCACCGACTGCCAATTATTCTGTTGTAAGTCTGTGCCAAACACATATCCTGGTTGTATATCTTGGATATACTTGGGTGTTCTATCATCTAAGAATCTTGTAGTGTGTCCAACTATTTGACCGTCGTAGGTAAATGGCACAACAATTCCAGGCCGTGTACCTCGCTTGGACAGGTACGGATAGTCTAACATGATACCACGCTTGGTCAAATATGCTCGGGCTGTGTCTGTTAGTTCCTCGGTGTCAACAGGTAAATCGCATTCTTCAAATTCTATCTCAGCAGGTCGAACAGCCTGTTGCCGTTCGGTCAGTATGCCTTCAATGTTTTTGTGTTTTAGACTTTCAAGATTGATACGTTCAATTTCTTCTTGCGGAACATTCAACCAGGCCAATAACTTGCGGGCCTTGAAGGTGAGCGTGCGTCCAAGTACAAAACTGGCTGTGTATCCGCAATTGAAACAGTGCCAACTCCACCCTGTGTCTGTATTTTTTATACCGCCGCGCAGTCGTCGGTCAGCGGATTCTCCACGATGTACACAACAAGGTGCATTTACTGAAATCCAACCACTACTGGTTTGTTTGCGTTTGCCAGGTAAGAAAGCGATCACATCAATCATGCTTTATTATAGCATGATTTTTGGCATTTACCTATAGAAAAGGTCCACTATATAGCCAGTGCTGATCACCACTGCGGCACCCTGATTGTTGGCCGGTACCGGATAATAAGGTGTGTTGATTCCAGCATTGGGCGCAAACCAATAACCCGATCCACCGTCGGTCACTGTGATACTTGCTATTTCGCCATCGCCACCAATGGTGGCCACTGCTGTGGCACCAGCACCTTCGCCCACAATGCTAATCCGGGGCGGAGCCAAATAACCGTTACCAGCATTGATAACATTGATACTGGTCACTACACCGTCTTCACAGATGGCAGTGGCCTGTGCTGGTATGCCTTGTCCACCTGGCACAGCAAAGATACTGTTGTTGAA